TGCGTTCTGCTGTGCATAGACAGGCAACTTCGCCACGAGCGACTGCCAGATTGCAAGCGTCAAGTTTGCAGGCGTTGCGGTGAACGATGGTGCAGTGACCAACGAAGCAATGCTTGCCTTCGTACCGGACAGACCGAAGATGTACTGGTTGAGTCCTGTGATTCCACCGTCACCAGCGATACCGGTTCCGTTGAAGCAGACGCGGTCTTCTTCGTGGCCGAGCTTGTTCGCCATGTCCATTGCGAGAATGGATGCAAAGTTCACAACGGCATCCTCATTCAACTCGCTCGACATAATCGAGAGAGCGGTGAGTTTCTTGGCGGAAAGTGCAACGGATGCAACCACCAAGTCGGATGCGGTGATTGCGGTGTTCTCAGCGCCCCACACTGCAGTCACAGAACCACTGATGACAGGCACGTTCAGCGCGTTGCTGGTCATCGTGTACTTGCGTGCATCCTGACGCATGATTGAAGCAGCTTCACGCAGGTATACAAACTGATCGCTGATGATTGTCGGGACAGCGAATCCACCAGCGGAGCCGGTGCCTTCGTTCATCGCTTTGACATCAGCTGCTTTGAGCACACCATGCTCAAGACACCATTTGCGAGCAGATGCAGACTTCAAACCAGTTGCGCGCATCCACTGACCGAATGCATAGGCGTTGTATGCTTTCTCGTTGTTGTCACGACCAGCGAATGCACGGAGGTCAGGACCTGCACCGATTGCCTGGCGCTCCCATGCCTTGACTTGTGGTTCGGTCTGGAACTCATCTTCGGATGGTTCAGGCTGGAACTGAGCCACGGAACGAGCGATGCTGATGCGGTCTGTGATGGACTTCACTTCGTCGTTCAGGCGGTTAACTTCGGACATGTCTGGTGTGTCAAGCGCCAGCAGTTCTTTAAGTGCAGCGATGCTGTCGGCTTGACGCTGCTTGAGGGATTCAATCTTCACTTTCAATCTCCATCATCATGATGTCTGCGAGGATTCTCGCTTTTTCCAATGCGCTGACGTCAGTCTTTGACTGTTTCTGCATGTCTGGTTCAGTGGCTGCAACCCGCAGACTTTCCCACACGGACTTTGCGAGTCTCACCGACTCACTTCGAGTCAACATCAGCGAATCCCTCAGCCGATGCTCCAGTTCCCGAACTGTTTGTGGCTGCCGTGTCTTTGCCTCAATAGCCTTGACTTCGGCAGATGCCACTGCGTCAATAGTTGATACAAGGTTATTGCCCCTGCTCGCAAACCCATCAACTAAAGCAACCAAGTATTCTTTGGGTAAACCATCCATGAAAACTTGATGCATGCCTTCGCAAAACTTTTCGTACAGAAACTCAAAACCTTCGTGAATCATGTCTGCCGTCATGCCGTCATACATGCTGGAAGCAAATGCATCAGGTGATGATTCATCACCAATGACAGGTGCTTCCTCTTCCATCATGTCCATTCCGCTGTTTTCTTCATCCATCATTTCTTTGATTGGCTTGCAAGCAGCTGTGTCCATCATTGACTTGACGGTGTTGAGTGGCTCACAAGGTGTTGGGGTGATTGAAGCTTCACCGATGCACCATCGTGTAATCTCTTGACGTGCACCAACAGCCTTGCGCTCCACAAGGTGTCCAGCCGCTCCGGACGAATAGCCAAGTTGCGCTCGTTTTCCAAGTTTTGCCACCATGCTGCCGAATTGATTTGCAAGGTCAATCTGCGACTCCATCCACAATCCTTTATCGTCCATCTTGACCACACCAGTGCCGATGCAAGTTTTCTTCACCATCGGATCCGCACCATGGTGGTAGTAAAGATTCAGCGCAAATGATGAACCCTTGACCATTGGGCGCCCGAAGTCTGTCTGTGGCGTGAAGTAATCACCGACCAGGTCTTCACCACCAAAACGCACCAAGTAACCACGAACTTTGCCGTCTGGTTCAGCCTTGACGCTATCGCCAAAATACATCAAATCGTTCATCTTTGTATCAACTCCCGCAGTGGCACAATCTCTGCTATCGGCCCCCACTGTGCATTATCCACTACACGCCCAAAAGCACTCAGCGGTGTTCCCGTTTTGTAGAGCATGTATCTGCCACGCCCCAATGCTTCCTGTTGCCGTTCTGGTGATAACCGTGAAAAGGTTGTTTCAGCATTCGGTATCAAGTCACTTGTTGATTGCCCTTGCCAAGGGGCCATCACTGGAACAATAGTACATCTACAGTTTGGATGCGTTGGAACGATTGTCGCAAGGTCTTGACGTGTGCCGTGAAGCGCCCAGCATGCCGGACAGACATTGTGGTCGCCAGCACTGGCACGCATCCATCCACTCACAATGTCGCTGTTTGCTTGAAATGACTGCCGTTGTGCTTCACGCGATGCGCGGAGCATTTCTGTTCGTGCAATGGTCTTTGCGCGAGCTGGTGCAAGGTTGCTGTATGCCATTGCCATTCGTCGAGCAACAACTGTGTTGTGGTCACCTTGAATGATTCCGTTTGCAATCATCTGTTTCATGCTTGGACCGATGTCCTGGAACAACATGTCCAGTGGTGTACCGTCGGAAGCAAAACCAATAAACTGCTCAACACTCATCGGGTCAAATCGGTTCCACACGGTTGCCATTGCAGCTTCGGATGGTGCTCCACTTGCAGCTGTCGCAAACGGCAGTTGCATCTGCCCAGCAACATCCACTGCCTCGCTTTGTGCTCGTGTAGCGATTGAAGCTGCGCCTGGCGCCCACCGTTTCAGTTCATCCTGAATCTGGTCTTGAATCGCCATCAGGCGTGTGAATAAGTCGTTCAGTGTAGCTGTATCTTCACCTGCCGCTTCAGCTTCAGACATTCGCTCAACCAGCACCAGCAGGCGCTTGAGGCCGTTATCGGTTGCCTTGCGGTATGACGACTCCATATCTGCCACTGCTGCCGCTTCGCGGTCCAGCAGACGCAGACGGTATTCACGCGCCACATCATAAAGTGATGGCATCAGACAGGATACCCGTATGCTGGATGTACGTCATTTTCGGTGTTGCTTTTGACATACCGTCCAAGAATCTCAACTCGCTTAGTTGCCAACCAATCACTGAACTCGCGGTCATCGTGAATCTGGTGATGCAGTCGCAGTACATCTTCAGCCGTGTACTGGCGCTCACCATACGCAAACATTTCAACGCTTTTCGCTGCTTCCTTGATGGTAACTGGAAGCAGTCCAAGGTGTTGAATCGGGTCAAGTCCAACTGACGCAAGCGCAGCTTCAGGGGCAAACCCAGCACGAATCAAAGCGGTGGCACTGCCAACTAACTTGTTGATGTCGTCCGGCGATAACGATGTAGATGGTGCTGGTGCAGTTCCACTTTGTGGAGCCTGAAGTGCTACAGGAACATCACCAAAGTACAGGCCGTCATCTTCAGCAACTGTCACAATGCCGCTGATACGCTTTGCTGTTGCACGGTCAATAATTCCCGCTTTGTACAGGCGCTCAGCGCGTTCAGCTTCAGCCGTCAAGTCAGTGGCAAGAGCGGGGATGTCTGACGTGTCGAACTCGAGATAATCACCAGTTTGTGTTTCTGAGTAGTCAGGCAATAAGTTTTGCGTCAGAATCTCAGCGATGCGTCTGTACAACGGAATCATTCCGTCTGTCCACGCTGATCGCGTTGCTTGCTGAAGGTTGCTATAGGTCGAACGCTCCAGACCGGAACCAAGGTGAAGCACTAAAGGGTTCAGGCCGAGAGCTGCGCAAATGCGTTCCTCCGGTTTGCGCCGAACGTCATCAAGCGCCATGTCCTTTGGTGAGAACCCGACGCGTTGAAGCTCAAATGCGTTCGTCATGACAGCCACACCGCCACTGTCGTCCCCACTAAAGTTTTCCTGCAGGCGTTGCTTCGTGGTGATGGCGTCGTCTTCTGTGGTTGTATACGCTTGCGTCGGGTCTTTTGGTCCAACCACGAAACTAGGAATTGGTGACTTTGCCAAACCATAAGCCGTGCTTGATGCGACATTGTCGGTGCAGACTTCGCGGAGCACTGAAGCAAGTGGACCACGACCGAATCTCCAGTCTGAAGGGTCTCGCCCGATGCGCATGTGAATGACGTCTTCAAGCGCCATTTCACGCTTCCAGCCATCAGCGTTGTAGATGTATCCAGTCAGTGAGTCGGTGAGTGAGCCAGCAGGACGAACCATGTCAGCGGCCAACCATTGGAGTGCAAGTGGTGGCTGATTAGGTGATGCACGGTGCTTGTAAATGTACGCATTCGCCAGCACTAGTGAGTCGGTGATGAACCAGTCCCACCATGCAGAACCAGGTACACCTAGTTCAGGGCATGGATTTGCAAGTAGATCAAGAATCGGATGATTCTCGATTGGCTCAGCCTTTCCGTCTGGCATTGGCCGCATGACACGCAGCTTTGCTTGGCTGAAGTTGCGCGTGTACCAGCTGATGGACAGTGACACCACGGAGTTTAGCATCAGGTCACCAGCAATGTACTTCCAGTCGCGATTGCTTGATGGCATGACGACTGACAGCAGGTTCATCAGCCGTCCGGAGCCATATCCCGTCAGGTATGACGACTGTCGCTGAGTGACTGGTGGCAGTAGCATTGATGGTGCCTGTGCTTTCGACTGCCGACGGAAGATGTCAAATAGTGCCATATCTTTATTGTGTCTCTATACCGCACCAAAA